GAATAGCCTTTTAGTGCTAAAGTCGTCATTTGATTTCCCCTTATGACTATTGATTGTAATTGTCTGGGGACGCTTCTCTTCCGGAAGTACTACTTCGAGGCCAATCGCAAGTATGCCATCCTTCATTTCCGCTCCTCGTACCTCAGTATATTCTGAGAGACGAAATGACTTTTTGAACTTTCTTGCCGAAATACCCTTATGAAGATACTTGTCTTGTTCCCGCCTCTGCTCACGTTGAGCAGTCACAGTCAAGATATGATCCTTCACTTCTAGAGTAATATCGTTTTCCGAAAATCCAGCAACGGCAAGTTCCACAATGTACTTGAATTCTTCTTCACGTACAACGTTATGTGGTGGATAAGTATCCTTTGCTTGGCTGTGGATATTTTCGAGTTGATCGAAAATTCGATCAAAACCAATGAATGCCTGTCTAGGCAGTGCGTAAGTTCCTGTCATGTTAACCTCCGTTATGGACAGTTGAATGATCCCGACTATCGGCGATCGTAATTATATATAATACTTTTTTTTCAAAAGTAAATAGTTACATGCATAAATCTTCGTATTTGGTCGTATGAGCTCTATGTTGACTTAAATCAATATTGCCATAAGCTTTTTTATTCAACCATTGTAAGAAAATCTTAATCATGATTTATTTCCTATATTGTATTTAGGGCAAAGTTCCCAATCATTCTTTTCTCTAAAAGGAATAATCTTAATCTGTCTCATAGGTGCAAGTGGTTCTACTTTACCGACACCATTATCGATCGTAATCAATCCCCAATCACTCATCAGTTGAGCAATCGTATTACGTCTAGCAAGATCATTCTCTTCAAGGTTTGACTTCTTACCGTCTAACAAGAATAATTCCTTAAAATGCACGATAAAATATCGACCTTGCTTGTGCAAGATATGACATGATTGATAGAGTTTTCTATCTTTACGGGATGCGACACCAATTCTTGTGAGTGTTTCGCGAACTTTCAGAAAATCATCTGGTTCGTTCAGCGTTACCTCTAACATAGAGGCCGGTGTCCACTCAACTATTTTATTTTCTTCCACCTTTATAAACCTTCTTTTTCAATTCATTTATCTGATCAGATGTAAGAAGGGTCAAGGCTTGTCGGGCTTTCTCATTACTATAGCCATAATAATCCTTGACAACTTCCACGTCACTAACGGTATCAGCTTTCATCCATTTGGAGAATCTTTTCCGCTTTCGGATTATATTTATATAAAAATCAAATTGTAAACGATTATCAATCTGGTGATATCGATTCATCTCATTTGCATATAATACGGTGTCATGGAAGTATGACAAGCCTCGATTAACCATAAAGGAGTTATAACCCTTTTCAGCGACATCATCAACCATGATATCTTTCTTTGTAGTATTGATGGCATTCATATATTCAAAGGGATTCATTAAAACCAACCAATCTTAATTCCATTATGAGCTATGATAAAGAAACAAGCGAGAAGATGAGTGACTACCCATATAGTCCTAAGCATAGCTGCAATATCACTTTCATGATTATCTCCTATCTTCGAACCGATAGTTTTAGCCCATATTCTCCAAGCTTGTTTTAATCTTACTTTATGCATTACTAAAGTTCTCTACTCCGCCGATATAGTCTTCATATGACATTTCGGCTTCTAAGATTTCTTTTGTAAAATCTTGAGTATCGACTTTATTTAGATGAATGTTATTCCAATAAAGCTGTGGAACTGTACGATGACCTTGTTCTTTTAAGAACTTTTTGTTTTCTGGGTAATAACTAATGTTACATTCATCCCAAGTATAACCCCATTCTTTGAGTTTATTCTTCATCATAACACAATACGGACAATCGTTTTGTGTATACAATACAAATTTAATTGAAGTTGACATTTGCCATCACCTCTGTCATACATGCTACCACGTTAAGTTCGTGGTCTGCTACGAAAGCATTCTTATATTGATAATCTGCAAGGATGAGTACCAGCTGTGGTATCGATCCAGGCTCTACTTTATCTGTCATACGGTCATAAATCGCACGAAAGATAGCAGCAGCATCAGTATCTATATTATCTGCAACCCACTTACGCATCTTCTTAAAGTCTTTTGACTTTAGATAATGGAAGAGGTCGTTATAATTTGAGTCTGCCAAATTGCTAAGTATATTGCTATCAATGTTGCCAGTAGCAATGCTATACCTCTGTAATTCATTGAGTACTCTCCTCCAGTCAGGCATGTGTTTCATGATAAGAGTAGCAAGTGTGCTCTTATCATATGTGATGTTCTCAGCCTCGAGGATCGCAATCGACTTATCCATGAATTGACCCGCACAAGCTGTTGCCTGTGCTTTCGATGCAAAGCCAAATTCATAGACACCACAACGAGAATGAAGTGGTTCAATGATACGATTCTTGAAGTTACAAGTAAGGATAAACCGACAGTTATTGGAGTACTCTTCAATAAAGGCTCGAAGAGCAGGTTGCGTTGACTGTGGGTTTAGATAGTCTGCCTCATCAAGTATAACAACCTTGATCCCACCTTGTAATGAGACAGTAGATGCAAATTGCTTGATTTTGGTTCGAAGAGTGTCGATGTTACCTTCTTCAGAACCATTGATTAAGATATAATCAACATCAAGCTCATTGCAGATTGCTCGAGCTATTGTAGTTTTACCAAGACCCGCAGTTCCAGTGAAAAGCATGTTAGGCAATTCACCAGAATCTACGATCTTTTGGAAGGTTTGCTTAAGACCATCTGGTAGGATGGTCTCAGCAACTGTTTTTGGTCGATACTTCTCGACCCAAAGAAAATCATTAGACATTTACATATGCTCCATAACAAAAAAAGATTATACCACAAATTGAGCTAAATGTAAATGTTATGATTCATCCTCATCTTCAAATTCAGCATCTGCTTGCATGGTTTCAATGATCTGAACCATCTGTACCGCTTGGTCACGAAGTGTACCAATCGTTGAGAGTTCTTCACCCTTAAATCCGCCACGTTGAGTTACAGCATCGACGACTGCAACAGTACTACGTGCCACTTTATTGCCCAAATCCATGAGCTGTTCCGTATTTTCTTTAGACATATTAGCCTCCGAAGGTTGATGTTTTTTCTAATGCGATCCAATATTGAACGTTCAAAGATTTGTGTTTGAACCGCGAGATCAACTTAGATGAAAGCTCAACATCATAATCACCAGGAAGGATCTTAATATTTGAGATGTTCATTACGAAGTTGAAATTCTCAGTGCTGAAGTCTCCGTCTACATCGATAGAGAATGCATTTGATGTAGAGTTCTGCCCATCAACGACTGAAATGCTGAGTACGCCATTCTTAGCAGTGATTGACATATCATTATGACCAAGTGTAGATGCTGCCCGCTTGATCTTATTGAGTGTGTCAGAGTCGAGTGTAAACTTGACTTCTGCATCTGGCATGTTAATATCTTTTGAAGGTGTAGTAAGAGTCTCTTCAGGAGAAAAGAAATACTTGATTTTGGAACGGCCAGTGCCATCTCCAACAGTAACATGCATCTCTTCAAACTTAAGGTTTGGTTTATCTACAAGACCTAGTACACCAATAAATTCATTGAGGTCATAGATGCCAAACGATTGAGGAAACTGCTCTTCTACCACTGCAGTAGCCAATACATTCTTGGCTTCTGAGATAGTCTTAATAGTATTACCTTCTTTGATAAGTACGTTTTGATTGATACCTGAAAAATTCTTCAGGACATTAAGTGTATTGTCTGTTAGTTCCATCATATAACCTCACTGTATTTGAAAACTAGATTATTATACCATAATATAGTGGTTTTGTACACACTATGCAACCATTTTACTGAAGTTTTTTTCTTTCTTAAATTCAATTTTGGTATTGAACTTACCATCAAGGACTTCACCCTTATGAGAGATGACAAAGACATTAGTATCATTGTCTAGAGTATTGAGGATCTTTAATAGGTTCTCAATACCTTCATGATCCAGACTCGAGTCAAACGTCTCATCGAGGATCAATAGGTTTGTAGCTACGCTGTTCTTCATCTTAGCGATCTGTCGCCATGTAAACAAGAGAGCCAGATCAATACGCTGCTTCTCGCCTTCAGAGAAAGATGCATAGGTAAACTCATCACGATGACGAGATCGAATAGTTTCTTGAAAAGACTCATCAAGATTAAAGTGAACAAAGAAATCCAAAACTTGAAGATACTTATTTACAAGGTTATTCATCACAGGTAGATATTGCTTGATAATCTTCGTCTTGATACCTGTATCTTTTAACATTTCAGAGATAACAGTATTATAGTTAAACTGTTCAGATAACTTCAATTTATCTTCAAGTAAGGATGACCTTTTATTTTGGAGATCTTCGAGGTCGTCTTTAGCTTCATTTAAGTCAGCACTCACTTCTTTCTCTATTGACTGCTGGTATCCTAAGATGGTTTTGTGCAGCGTATCGATCTCCCTGTTGTTTTCAGAGAGTTTAGATAACCGATTTCGAAGCCCAGTAAGTACGCTAGTCTGTTCACTAATCTTCGTTTCCACCTGCGTTCCTTCTTCTCCCACGGCTTTAAGCGCTGTCTTCCACCCACGTTTTTGTTCTTCAGCAACGGAGAGTATCTCATGTTTATGGCCGTCTGAAATGGCTTGGTCGCATACGGGACACGAGCCATTCTCTTCGAAAAAGGTGATCCTCTTCTCGATGTCCCTGATTGAAGAGAGTTTATCCTGACTTCCGAGCAATAGACTCTGTTTCCTATCCTGCAACGATTGTAGCCTGTCTTCGGCTTCGCGAATAGATTCTTCGAGACCCATGCTAAGCTCACTATTCTGAGCCTGTAACGCATCGATGCTATCCTTCGATTCTTGTATCCTAGATTCATATTCTTTTTTATTTTCTTCAGTTAATGCTGTAATATCGCGAATGTATTTTGTCTGTGTTTCAATCTTTGTTTTGTTAATATCTTGTGTATGTTCAATTGATTTTAATTTATCTTTGAGTTGATTA